ACAACAGATAAGCATTGAGTCCGATCTGGATTCCAGTTTCGTTTTGACTTTGGTAACGTTTCTTTTGTTCGCACACATGCACTGCCAGTGTGTTTTCTCTTGCAAAAGATTTCTTGCAGTAACGACACTCATATTTCATTTTTTAGTTTCGTTGCCATGATCGCGAATGTATTCGTCTAGTTCTTTTTTGGTAGTTAGTTTGGCCAACAAGTCCAGCTCATCGTCTTTCATGTCGGGGTAAAGTTCTGCCAACTGTTTGCGAACAGCACTATTTCCGCCTTCTTTTTTCTTGGGACTGATCCATTGATGTCTATGACTGCCCATTCCCGGACTCACTGCTGTGGCACATAACCATTGCAGTCCCGGATGCTTGTTGATACTAAAAAAGTGCTTGTTGAAATAGTAATTGCAACTTTGCACATAATATTCTTGCAGTTCTCTACTGCCTTGAACTGCGGATCCCCATCTGATCATGAGATAGTTAGAAAACTTTTTGCGCTCTTCCAGCGTGAGTTCATTGTAAAAGTCTCTATTCTTGAGATCCAGCTGTCGCATCTCATTAGCAATGTTTAGTTTATCACTCATTGTTGGGCATTGTTCCGTTGCTGCGTCGATCACGGCGGTGATCTACATCTTGATCAAATCGTCGTTCTTGCATGGTAGGTTCTTTGAAAAACTTGCGTGGATTACCACACATGGCACAGTGACTGTCACCACAGGTCACTCCGCTGGTTTTGTGATAACGATGCGGCTTTTCTGTACGTCCGTCCTTGGTAGGTATTGGGAATTTGTGTGCTTGTCTAATTCTAACTTGACGAGCAATGTGTCTATTCTTTTGTTGTATTCTGCGACCGCGAATGGACTTATCGGTTGGTTGAGTCATTACTTGATCCTTGCTGATACCTCGTTGATGGCTACTCGTAAGCGTACTATATCTCTATGCATTCTGTCAATCACTTGTTGCTGTGCTTGGACAACATCTGCTAATTCTCTCACTCGTTTATCCATAGATGCGTCTTTCTTGTCTGTGCTGTTAGCTACAATTTTGGGTGCAGATGTGCCGTTATCTTCATACTGTTTCATATTACCATGCCTTTGAGTAGTCAACTATTTCACAGTTACGGCTAATGTCCTTGACAAAATAAACACAGTCAGGCTTGGGTTCGTCGTTTAAGGGCACTGCCAGCATCTGTCCATTTTTTAGTTTGGGACTGTACCAAGCTACATCATGATAGACATCTACTATCTCAATATCAGGAAAAGTTGGACTAAAACTACTTAGCGGATTGAACTGAAATGCCTTGAAGCCACGATCGTTAATGCTGGTAAGATGTATAACTTCTAGGTCTCCCGAATCAGGTTCTCCGATTAAAATTCTCCAGTCCATTGGCATCTTAACTGTGTAGTCGCCGATTTGTAAAACCAATGCCGGCGCATTAAAACTTTCCAGAAAAATTAAAGGTATGTAATGATAATCAGGATTTTGAGGATCACTATTGTCTAGTATAGCAAATCTCATGTCATCAACTTCTTCCGGAAGTGTGTTTAAATCGTAGGCCAAGTTATCTAAGGTTAGTATTCTCATGTGTTAATTTTAACAAAGTATTTGATAAAAAGCAACCTATAAATTTGCTGATTGGTCATGACGTTTAATCAAATCTGCGTATTCAGGAAAGGTAGTAGAAAAACTTTCTTTGCGATACTGATCGATCATCCGAGTCCAGGATTTGAACTCGTTCCACATGTCCAAATCAGCAGATTCTGCCAAGGCACGAGCAATAGAACCAAAGTCGTAATCTGGATAGCTGTTTAGTCGGTTGATGATTTCTTGTGCAATAGGATCGGGAATGTTTCTAACACTGAAATAATATGGCTTGCGGCACAAGATCAAGAATGGTGTTAGCCTAAAGTGCTGCTTCATGTTGGTCACCAGTTCCGGCAAGTGATGCACATTCATTGTAGTCACAGTAATTACTGGTAAAAGTGTAATGCGCCCGTTACTGGCGCGAGCCCATCTAATATAGGCCAAGGCATTTTGATAAACTTGATTCCAGTTTCCGGGATGCCGTAAGTACTCAAACTTTTCTGCCCAGCCATCCATGCTTAAATTAATCTGCACTTTTTCAAAAGCCAACAGCAGTTTGACTAAACCAGTAGTCAAAGTTTGTGTGATATTGGTACTGATGTTGATGGTGATCTGTTGATTATATCCGCGATCTATTAATTTTTGTAACAGGCGCGGCAACTGTCGGTCTAACAGTGGTTCACCACCGTAAAATTCCAGGCGTCGCACATTGTGGCACATGTCCACTACATTATCGATCTGCTGATCAGTGAAAGTCTTGGCAGTGGTTTCTTGAAAATACACATTGTCATGTAGCTGGTAATTTTCATTATAATAGCGACCTTCTACAGACAAGGTCACACTGTCGTTGCTGTTACAACTGCGGCAACGTAAGTTACACACATTACTGATCTTGATGGCCAACTGCATGGGACCTTTTGCGTAAGTTGCTGGTTGTAACACATCTGCTGGAGTGGTAGCAGTTTCTAAGATACTGGTTTCGGTGCCGGCAGGATCAACTGACATGTCCCACAAGCGTGTACGTTGGCTGGGCATACCCACAGCTTCTTCCTCCCAGCAACGACTACACACATCATGGCGTTTGTTTTCCAACATGTCTTGTCTGAAAGCAGTCAGCTCTGGGTTGGTCCAAATCTTGTGTATGGTCTGATCTGGAAAACGCCAAACACTGCCGCCCAGGGCCGGACACGGACTTACGTTGTTTGCAGGATCAAATGTTAGATATGCAAACGGTGCTAAACAAAGATTGTCTGGATATTCAGTTACTTTGCGGTCTGCCATTCTAGTTTCTCTGCTGAAAAAGGATAGTTGGCTTCCCGATAGAAAACCTTACGTTTGGTCAAGTGCCGTTTGGCAAATTTACAAGTTGAAGTTATGTCCCAAATCTCTACATGGTCCTTGTCTTCGGCTTTTCTAATACCGCGCCCAATACTTTGAATCACTCTAGTAAAGCTCTTGCCAGATTCTATCATGACCAAGTTAAAGATACGCGGTATGTTGATACCCACAGCAGCCACACCGTAAGTGGCAATGATAATCTTGTTGGTACTGGTGGCAATTTCGTCGTATTCATCTTTTCTGTCTGTGGCTTTGGTTGCACCCGATACAAACACCACATCGGGTTGATCAGATAACAAACTAAACATGGAACTCATTTGTGTTTGTAAAATCTTACCTGTTTCAATTCGATCTACCAAGATAAGAGTGTTACCAGAATCTTTAATTTTATCTATTACTTTAGCGACAGCTTCAATGCGTTCTAGTGTAGTTACCAAGTATTTAAGCTCGCTTTGGTAGTCCTTATATTCTACATGGTCAACTAGCTGCACAATATTCACATGGCACTGTGCCAGTACACCCTGCGATTGCAATTCGCTGGCACGTAGTCTGCCCACAACTGGTCCAAGACTCACATGCAGAGACTGAAACTCAAAATCTTCTTTGGGCACAGTGCCAGTCAAGCCCCAGCGTATGGGAATATGTGCCATGACGCCGGTCAACAGAGTCTTAAGAGCATCTGCTTTGGCCATGTGTACTTCGTCGACTATAACACACACTACGTCTTCTATGAAATCTTGTATAGTACAGTCGGCTTCGCCGGACTTGGTATTCTTTAGTAACACATTGAGACTTTGCCAAGTACAGATGGTGTGCTGACGACCCCATTCCTTGCGATCACCAAAATACACACCCACATCCAGTCCCAAGTTGCGATAGTCGGTTTCTGTCTGCGTGACTAAGCTCTTGTTGGGCACAATAACAATGCTACGACCATAGAGTCCAACTTGCCAACTTAGCGCGGCTGTAATTAAGGTCTTGCCTGCACCTGTGGCAATCTCTTGTAGGCTTTGAGGATTATTCAAAAACTCGTTGATGATTTCTACTTGGTAATCTCGCAACACCACAGGCTGACCCGCACGTTCGTGTCCAGGCGGCCACACACGATCCGAAAACGTGTCTTCTGCCATTAGTGCAAATTCAAACTTGTTGCTGTAGGTTCTACGATCATCTAGTTCAATGTCGTAGCCATATTCATCTAGGATGGGTACAATTTCCGGCAACAAGTTTACATAAGTGCTGCCGCCCAACTGAAAGTAAGCAACCTTTCCGTCCCATCGTCCCAATCTAACAGCTGGCAAATAACGTGCTGCCGGATTTAGATATTTAAATTTGTTTACTAAAGCACGGCGCACATCAAGTTCCAATCCTTCAATCTTGATGTTGACTTCGTCATGTATGATTATGGTTGCGGTTGTCATTGTTTGGTAATTGTCGGTGTAGGAATTGTTAGGGCTTGTGTCAAAGGAATGTATTTCTTAGGAGAATTTATAAATTTTATTATTGCTTGTTCATACAACCGCATTGATAATTGGCCGTTCCACAATGGCCACTTGTACCGCATAGCTTCTTCCATCATGGTTAAGTGTCTTTTTACACGTTCTTTGAAGTCAAAGTCTGGCAGAGCCGGATTTATCCAGTGGCGTAAATTTATTTTATTATTATCGTCAGTTAAAAACAAAAAGCCATTATGCTTTGCTATTTCTTCCAATGGGCTACCCGGAAGTATACCTAATAGATTTAATGTTTCGATTCCTTGAATGGTCCCTGTAGCCACGTATTTTTGCCATCGTTTAAACATTGTAAGAGTTTCTGCATGATCCTCGGCAGTTTCGCTGATATACCCTGTAAAAAATAAAAATAACACTTGAATATTGTAGCGGGCAAAATTTTCTAAATAGTATTCGATGTCGTCATTGGTAAATTTTTTTCCAAGTTCAAATCGAACTCGATCTGAACCTGATTCAATTCCAATAAACAGCGTAGAGCAACCTGACTCTTTTAATTTTTTAAAATGATCTTTAGGTGTTGTGTTCTTAGAGCGAATAATGTATTGTCCAGACCACGATATTGGATCCGGAAACTGATATTCTGCTAGGCATTGAGCCATTTCGTCAAATGCTTTAAAACTACCATTAACTAAGCTATCCGTAAAATAGTATCTGGTAATTCCAAACTGGTTGTAATGGTGTATAATTTCATTGGCAATATTTTGCCCGGATCTGTATCTATATTTAGGACTTGTTTTAGCTACATCGCAAAAGGTACATCGACGCACACATCCTCTACTGCCGATAATGCACAATTCTTTTTGTTGGTTAGCTTGATAAGCGTCTAAATTGTAATAGGAATAATCAGGCCAAGGTAGCAAATCTAACTGGTCAATTTGCACAAAATTGTTGTTGCCAATTCCGGGTCCACCGCCGGTCTTAAAATATAGTGGAAGCGCATGTTCGCATTCTCCGGTGATAAATTCATCAATGATGTTTTGTTTTTTTAATTTGTTAACTGCGTGACACGGTTCATTGGTGAAATATTTTTCTGTAATTCCCGCTCCTCCTACTATAATTTTCGCAGAGGTTGCTTGGCGCAACTCTTTTAAAAAAATTTGTCCAAATGGCAAGGCCAAATATGAAAAAAAACTTACCAGCACAAAATTATAACTGGTACCTTTTAACTTTTCTAATTCTTGTAAAATAAATATTTTTAATAATGCAAGTTGATCGTTGTCAAAAGAATTACTGTGTTCATAAAATACATCATCAAAATATTCACCGTTAACATTGTTTATTTTTAAAAAATTATCAAGTTCCATTTGCAAGTCAACAGCGTGGCAAGTATGTCCAAGATTTTTACACACACTAGCAAGTATAGCACCACTTAGTGGTGGGCGCAGTCGGTCCAATGGCGGCAAACTATATATTAAAGTATTAATCATTTAGTATGTGTTTGATAATGTTAATTTTGTTTTGAATATATCTGTAGCCAAATCTGCTTTCGCCACTGCGATCACTGGAGTTCAGAGACTCAGCTGATTCTGCCAGAATAAACTTTTGTTGTATGATCCAATCGAACAGCGGCAACTCAATTTTGAACGACACTGTACCATTTTTCCACCATCCTGTAAATACAGTATTGTCATTGTGATCTGAGGATTCAAAATGTAATTTTTTAATCCATTCACGCCCCATTGAGATATCGTCTAGGCAAATGTCGTTAACAAGTAAATATTTATCTTGTAAAATATTACCATCTGCATCTACGACTGTATCCCATTTTCCGTTTTTGCCATCGCTTTTGTTAATTCCAACGAGTGTAATTAAATTAGAGTCAGCTGGATCTAGATCGATCTCCACTGTAAAATTTTCTACAACATTGCCAGAATATACTGTGAGTTTATTGTGCAATACTGACAATGAAGGGTAATCGTTACATTTGCTGCCGAATAATTCAAGTTTAAGTTTCATAATGTATTATACAGTATGTAGCACATAAAGTCAAAAAAATAGGCACCGTATTGCTACGATGCCCAAAACAGATTGTCTAAACAGGAGCGTTTACTACAGACAATCCGGGTAAAATCTAACCACCAATACCAAAAACATCAGTGTACAAGTCGAGGAGTTCTTCGTCCGTGAGCAAGCTAAATTCACTTTGTGCAATTGAGTGTTCTAATTCTAATGCGTCACACCATACATTACCTAACCGTTCCATTACCAACTTGCGCATCATCATTCTCCAACTGGTCTGCAATCTCTTTACGAGTCATTGTAATAGTAGTTACCGGAATGTTGTTACCACTGTTAAATTTTGCACGTACCACCCGACCAATACTGGCATCTGATTCAACGGCAGCCATACGTTCCAGACACGCTTCTACTGTACGGTGGCCAAATTCGATCAGCTTGTTGAGCTCTACAATTTTTTCTGCGTCTGTTAGGTTTGTCATTGTTCAACTCCGAAATAGTGTTTAAGAGTTTGTGCCGGCATGCTTTTTGCTTTTTTTATCAAGTTTACGAGCTAACTCTCGACCAGATTCAAAAAATTCTTCCGTAGATTTAAACTGCTGTTCGTGAACCATGCCTTCAAATATTTCCCATAGTCGTTTAAACTTGTATTCGTACACACAGGCCAAACTGGTCATGTCTGCTGTATTGGCACCTTGCGATTCCATCATGGCAATATCGTCAGTGATTTTCCAGCAGTCTAATATCTGTTGTTCTAAATCAAATCTATCTGCCATTATTCTGTCTCCAATAAACTTAAAAAGTCATTCTTATAAAGTTCTTTAATCTTTTCCTCAAATTCTGGATTACTAAATTCGTGAGTCCAAACTGGACGACCCATTCTGCGTTCAACATCCTCGTGAAAGTCACTGAACCGGCATGCTGTGATTCCAGTGAAGCCAGTGATTACTATCGCCTGCTCTTTAGTTAGTTTGTTCATTTTTATTCCTTAGTTAAATCAATAACTGCACGGACAACAAGACCGACACACACAATCATTATAACGGTGAATATAATATCAACGACTATACTCATTCTTCAACTCCTTCGATTTATCGATCTAATTTCGTCGGCACATAATCTTGCACCAAACTGTCGATCTCCGCCGTTGCTTTCTCTAACAACGTCACATCTTCGGGCACATTCTTCGATAATCAACTTGGCAAAATTATCAATAAACACAAGTGGGATGGTTACTTTATTTTCACCCTCGCCTACTGTTACGGTGGGGTCAATAGGTTCAAAAAGACTGTTTTCTAATGCCTGTACAGTAATCTCTTTAATTCGTTCGTTCATTCTGGTTCCTTTAAGGAAGGTACTGTTTGAATACTTGTAGGGCCCGGCGATATAGACGATCATATCTAGCGTCCATTTGAACATAGCGTCCTTGACCCACAGGTGCTGTTTGGCTATAGGTATTCCACCATTCTCGGTTCAGGTGTGCGGCGTAGAACTCAGCGGCAACACGGGCTCTACGAATAGTCTTTGACGCAGGTCTGGTAACACCATTCATTGTGAATGGTACAGTGATTTTTAAACAAGGCACTGTCTTTACAGTGGTTTTCATCATTCAACTCCTTACGCTGACTTCATGCAAGTAACTTCAGCCATGGCCTTCCACTTGAGCGGAAAGCTCTTGCGCAAGTCTGCAATCTTGATTGCCATACGCAAGCTCATCTCACGGAAGCGAGTGGCATTGTGCGTCATAAAGTCAATGATCTCTTCTTGCGTTTCTGTGTCAAACTCGTATTCTTCAAACAACTGACCGTCGTTGGCAATCTGTTTGATACGCAAGATCTTGTCACGCATGGTGTCCAGTGTCAAGTCCAAGTAGTGGCAGCGCGACTGCAAGGCATCCAAGTGATCGCGCAATTTTTGCGATTTCATCTTGTCAAACTTCAAGTTGGTAATGAAGATCACAGTACCGTTGAAGTTGAAGCTGTCTGGGATACCTTCACGGCGTAACACATTGCTGTCACTCAACCAGGAAATCTTACGCTTCTTACCCGAGTCCAAGGCACCTTTCAACAAGTTCAAGGCCACGTCATCTAGCAAGATTGAATCGCAGTCATCAAATACCAACACACAGTTTTTGTCGCTGTATTTGTACAGGGTCTGGTACAGGCCTAATGCTGTAGCACTACCTTTCACAACCTCGGCACGTAGACGCTTGCCGGAGATCTTGTCAAACAAGCAGGCAGCTTCCACAATCTTCTCAACGCCGTAGCTCTTGCCCACGCCCGGAGGGCCGGATACAATCATAGCACGGACGTCGCCGGCCACGGCTGCTTTGGTCATTTCATCAAGAATTTCAAAACGCTCGCGTATACGAGCCATCACTTCTGCATCAGAGGCTTCTGCCGCAGGTGCTGCCTTTACAGCAGTTTCAGTGGTGGCTGTGGCACCTTGGATTTCAATGTCTTCCATGCTATCTACTGTGACACGAGCAATGCCGTATTCTGGGCCAAAGAAGCCCTTGCTGTCAACAGTCACAAAGCCGCCTTTTGCGCCAACTGTGAAGTCTCTAACCAATTCAAAAACTTCGTTGTGTACGGGTTTGTTACGATAAACGCCGTTGCGGATGAGAACTTGGGTCATTTACTGCTCCTGTTTTGTTAGTGTAAGTACATTATAGCCGATATTGTATTATCGGTCAACCTTTGTCAGCCACGAATTTCAAACGCAGATTCAGTGCCGTTTCTAGTGACATAAATCTCACGGCCATAGACTGTGATGTAACCCCACTCACCGTCTTGGTAAATGTTGTGTGGGTCCTTTTCAATCGTGACATTACGGACTATTTCACAGAAACCATTGCGCCAAGTGGGCAATTTTTGCTTGAAATACCTGTCATTTTCACGCTGAGTAATAACGATTTTTGATTTCATAAATGTATTATACACCTAAATCCATTTATTGTCAAGTATTAGTGTTGTTTTTACGCAACGTTTTTGTTGGGCCAGCAAACATGGCATCGCTCATAATACCCAGGAATTTGGCTATGCTTTCTTCACGTTCTGCTTCTGTGGCATCTGGAAGGGCTTTAACAGCGGCTTCCCTCAGAGTCTCTAGCATCTCACGGATTATATCTTTTGCTGTGGTAGCTTTGCTCATTTTGAGCTCCTGTTTTGTTACTGTAAAACTAGTATAACAAATCGGCTATTTCAGGTCTACCAAAATCAGTATTTTTGCCACAAAAAAGCCCCTAAAAAGGAGCTTATTTTTGTTGTATTTCAGCAACAGTATTACGGAGCTGGTGGGGGATATATGTTGTCGGATTCGTAACCGGCTAGCACATTTAAGGTAGCTGTCATTGTCTGACCAGGGCCTAAAACCCAATACCATTGTCCAAACTCGCCTTCTACTCGTGTCACTGTTTCTGCAACACCGTCAATACTGACATTGCTTAAAGGATCGTATATGACATCGCCATCTACAGCAACATCATAAAAATATACAAAATTGTTGGGACCAGAGCTGGCATAAGGACCATCAGGAAGAGCAGGATCAATGTACTTAAAGTAGTTGGCTACGCTTTTTGACAATAATAGTGTGCCGTCTGCAACTGTGATTTGTACAGTATCCGACCCTTGAAACGTCAAGTCTTTGGTCCAGGAGTAAATTTCTACACCAAGGTTTTCACCTGGTACAATAGGCATGTCTGGAACAGGCTGGTTTAAAGTGGCAATATCACCATTAAAAATCTCAACGCCGTCTAAGGTAACTGTGATAGTGGCAGGAGTAGCACCGTATCCTTGTCCATATTGTTTGAAAGTTCTTGTTGTCATACTTCTCTCCGATTGCAGTTATTTATGCTGTATCTTTTAAATCATTCAGACAAATCAATGCCGGGTTGAACATTAATTGTACAGCTGAATGTAGCTCCGTCTGGGATAACCCAGTACCACTGCCCTGTGGTGTTTGACGATCGTTCCCTTGTTTGTACTACCCCGTTGATGGTGACATCAGTTAAGGGATCTTTAAAAGTAACTTCATCGATTACTGTGGTAAAAGGCATGCAGAATCGATCAGGGCCTCCCGGCAATAGTGGTGGCGGATATGTAGGGCTTGTTAAATCCCTATATAATCCGTAGGTAGCCAAAGTATCTGTCAGCAGGTACAGGCCGCCTGTTACTGTGATGGTCATGGTTTTGGTACCGGCCCAGGCTTTGGGATCAGTCCACGCAAACAAGTCTACACCGTGTATTTGGTGATCTGGGAATACTGGCAAATTTTCAGCCACTGGATCTGTATAGCGTCTGCAGGATTCAACTCCATTCAGCGTAGCTACAACAAGAACTGGCTGGGTTCCGTAGGATTCGCCCATTTGTTTAAATTTTCTTACTGTCATACTAACTCCAATATTGTGAGATTACAGGATCTGCAACTTCGTGCGGTTTGGGGCTGCCGTGAAAGATCATTACAGCAGTTTTGGGATCTACTACTGTGCCAGCATTGGGACTTCGGTACTGTCTGGTACGCATGTCCATGCCGCCGTCCTTGCACTGCCATCGCCAGCTTTTTACAACTTCTGGATCAATAAATCTACGATCTCGATCCGACAGCACTGTGTTGAGATAATCTTGGTCACCGTGAAATAGTTTCACAGTGGCATTGATATTTTTACTATCAAAGTCGTCCCATATCCAAGCAAATCGTGCGGTGTCCCAAATCATTACGCTGGAATTGATGCCATTCCAGGTCGTGCGCCATAGGTGTTTAAAATCTTTGATTGCCCAAAAATAATCATCACTCAACTGCCACATCCAATCGATGTTTTTGGTGATCACTGTATCCAAATCAAAGTACAAAACTCTGCCCAGGTTGTGTGCAGGATTGAACATCTGCATCTTGTACCACCAGGATTTTTTAGGTCCTGCAATGCCGGGCCATTCTGTCAGTTCGTGTTTGACATAGGGTTCTGGCACCGGTCGTGTGGGTTCTGTAAACACATGTAATCTAACTGGGTAAGAAGTTTGTGTCTGCAACATTTTGTACAGGCGATCTACATACATCCAATCATATGCATCGCCGTGTATCACGCAGGCATAGTTTTTTACTTTTTTCATTACATATTTACTCCCTGCGCATTATAGACGCATATAAATATCTATATGAAACCTATTCCTATTTTTGTTGGGTACGATCCCAGAGAAGCCGTGGTTTACCATACATGTGCCAACAGCATTATCAGACATGCCAGTCGTCCGGTTGCCATTATTCCCCTGGCCTTAAACTTGTTCACGGACTACACAGAAACGCACACTGACGGTAGCAATCACTTTATCTACAGTAGATTCCTAGTGCCGCACCTAATGGATTATCTGGGACATGCTATTTTTATTGATGGCGACATGATTGTTCGCGCAGACATTGCAGAACTGTGGGATCTGCGTGATTACACTGTGGATGTACAGGTTGTCAAACACGACTATCAAACACGCATGACCGAAAAGTACTTGGGTGCCAAAAACGAAAACTATCCGCGAAAAAACTGGTCCAGTGTGATCTTGTGGAACTGTCAAAATCCTGCCAACAAGCGACTGACTCCGCAATTTATTGAAAAGGCCACTGGTGCTGAACTGCATCGTTTTACCTGGATCAAAGACGGGCGCATTGGCGAGCTACCTCGGGAGTGGAATTGGTTGCCAGACGAATACGGTGCCAATCCTGCGGCCAAGCTGTTGCACTATACCTTAGGTGCACCTTGCTTCCACGAGTTTGCGACCACAGACCAGGCCGATGAGTGGCACAGAGAACGCATGTTAACAGACTACTGTCTACAGCGAGGCACAGAATGATTGTTGATAAAACAAACTACACAATAGACTGTTTTCATTCTGCTCCGCTTGTTGGAGGAGTGTTCAAAAGCAAGGGCATTGATCGCAAAAGACATCTATTACAAATACTGCCTGCGGCCAAAATCCTAGGACATGTATTAGAGTTTGGTGTTTATCGCGGTAAGACCATGGCTCACATCAGTGAACACTTTTGTAATCAAACTGTGTGGGGGTTTGACAGCTTTGTTGGCTTGCCAGAACCTTGGTACATACGCACCGGAGACGAAGGTAAAACACACCCTGCTGGCAAGTTTGACATGCGCAAGGAACCTGTTCAACCAGTTTTTGCTGCCAATGTCAAACTAGTACCTGGGTGGTTTTGTGATAGTATTCCGCCTTGGAAAGAACAACATCCTGGTGTCATCAGCTTTCTTCACGTGGACTGCGACTTATACAGCAGCACCCGAGATGTGCTGACCTTGTTGAATGATCGTATTGTTCCTGGCACTGTGATTGCGTTTGACGAAATGTATCCTTGGTCTGATCCTGCTGAATACGATCTCTGGGCTGAAGGTGAATATCGTGCTGTAGGCGAATGGCTGGCTGAATATGATCGCAAATTCAGACCATTATTGCGCAGTGGTCATCAACAGTGTAGTGTTGTTGTAACACAATGACATGGATCTTTTTCAGTAAAAACGGCGAGGACGAGTACATCAACATGCTTGCTCGCGGCAGTGGCGGAGAACCTGTTGCTGAGTTTGATTATGCAGCTGGCTGTGATCCCATAGTGCTGCGCGGGATACTCAAGCACAAGTTGATGAAACAGTGCTGGGCAGATGGTCGTGATTTTTATTACATGGACTCTGGGTATTTTGGCAACAATCCCAATCCTAAAAATCCGCAAGGATGGAAAGTGTGGCATCGCATAGTTAAGAACAATCTACAGCACGGCGAGATTGTGGATCGTCCCCCCGATAGATGGCAGCAGATGGGTATTGCTTTACAGCCCCGGCGTTACGGTACGAAGATTGTGCTAGCAGTACCTGACGAAAAGCCCTGTAAATTCTATGGCATTGACTTGGAGTCTTGGATCGCCGACACAGTGGCCACTATTCAACAACACACAGATAGACCCATTGTGGTCAGACAACGTGCTGCCAACAGAATAGATCGTATTGCCACTGATCCCTTGTCTAAAGTTTTAGTTGATGATGTGCATGCTTTAGTGACCTTTAATTCCAATGCTGCAACCGAAAGTGTTATGTTAGGTATTCCTGTGTTTACTTTGGCACCAGTTAATGCAGCGGCTCCAGTGAGCAACAGTGATTTAAGTCAAATTGAATCTCCCTATTGGGCAGATGCAGATAAATTACATGCATGGGCTTGCCACTTGGCCTATGGACAGTTTCATGTTAGAGAACTCAAAGATGGCACAGCTTATAGGATACTAAATGCACGTTAAGATTTTTATGGCATCAGCCAACAACACGCAAGAAAGAGATTTACTTAAAGATTTTGCAGCCGGAATAGAATCTTGGATTGAGAATGATTCCACTGAAGAACAACAGTTTGAAAATGTCACCAGGATTGGTAGATGGGCAGAAGGCAACGTGGCTCAAAATCATATTTCTTACGAATATGCCGAAGCTTATAAAGAGTGCGATGTGGCTGTGTTTTTTGGATCTTGGAAGGCCAGAGAAAAAGGAACACACCAAACCAGAACGTCTGTGGCTGCAAATGCCCGTCGATTTGTCTGTATAGAAACTCCATTGCTGAACCGTGTCACAGACAGTGAAAATCAATACTGGCGTGTTGGGGTAAATGGCTTTTTAAACCAAGACGCAGATTGGCCTGTGTTAGATAAAGAAGCTGCAGATCTTAGACTTTCGGAGCTCGAAATCCGATGGTCGGGTTGGAATTCTGATCCCAGCGGACACATATTAGTAGCACTTCAATTGCCCGGCGATGCCAGCTTACGCGGTGCTGACATAAATGACTGGGCATATAGAACTATTATGGATATCAGAAAAAAGACTGATCGTTTTGTAATAGTTCGTAATCATCCCCTGGCCAGTCAACGTGCGTTTGGAGATCACGAGGAGCTGGCTAGAAAACTGTTATTGTCAGGTGTACAAAATATTAGATTTAGCGACGGGCAAATAGTTCCTTGGATTCAAGATCTCACGGGCGCCTATTGTACAGTGACTTACACCAGCGGTTTGGCCATTGACAGTGTGTTGAGTGGTATTCCCACTGTGGCCTGCGATGCTGGTAATTTTACCTGGGGTATAAGTTCTCGACTGGTACATGATATCAACGATGTCAAGATGGCATCCAACGAAGAAGTTCGAGCATGGTTACGCAATCTTGCAGGGTGTCAATGGTCTGCAGATGAAATGCGCGACGGAACAGCGTGGTCACACCTGTTGCCAGTATTGGAAAAAATTAAATGAAAGTAGTAAGCTATCTTGCTACGTTACCTGCCAAGATGTTATCTGGTGCTTATAATACCAATGAAAAACTTTTAACTCTTACAAAGTATGCAGAAGGTGCCGCTGTTGCTGGAGATATAGGCATTGTGTCTACCGCAATGCAGCACGAGCCAGCAGACGTAGCAGTCATGCTAGGATGGGTACATGAACACGGTAAAAGTGCTCCACATTTAAATTTTAGACGAAGCATTGTAGATCAGCAACGCCAACAAGGAGGACGTACTGTGATTGCCGACAGTAATTTATTTTTATATCACGACACTAAGAATCCTCACTATTATTTGCGCTACAGTTATGATGGTGTATTCCCTGACACCGGTGAGTACTGTGACAGCAACCCAAACCCTGCTCAATGGAATCGTATACAGCAAGACATAGGAATTCGTGTGCGTAACTGGCGTACTACTGGCAATCATGTCCTAGTTTGCTTACAAAGAAATGGTGGCTGGAGCATGGGTAACATGTCAGTCGTAGACTGGGCCGCCAATACTATTCGAGAATTGAGAAAATACACAGACAGATCCATTCTGGTACGCCCACATCCAGGTGATAAACATGCTCGCAAGTATCTAAATGATTTTGCTAAAAATAGTTCTTTGCATAATGTTGTTGTTGGTGATGCCGATAATCCCTTGACCCGCGATTTAAAATATTGCTGGGCAGCAGTAGCTCATAATTCTAGCCCTACAGTAGGGGCTGCTATAGAAGGAGTTCCTGTATTTGTAACTGATCCTGCACGTAGTCAATGTAGAGATATTGCCAACACTGATCTCAGTCAAATAGAAACACCCTCAATGCCAGACCGCACTGCTTGGTTGCATCGTATCAGTCAGTTTCATTGGAGTCACGCAGACTTGGTATCTGGACGTTGTTGGTCTCATATGCGTCAATGGGCACGTTTGTGAAAAAATTACAAGTACTTACTACTGATGTTGCACAAGATCAGTTCATACAAGAATGGGTTGACGCTTGGATCAAACAAAAACGCAACATAATCTTGTGCCGCAACTGGAAAAATGCAGCGGCCAATACTCCTGTTTTCTGCTATTCTGATCTTACCAATCCAAATGTACCTACGTGGCTACAGAATCAACAACCTGCGGTGTATGTAGGCCGTGGATACTTGGGCAATCATCTACACAAGAAAAGAATGTTCTATAGGGCCAGTGTAAACGGGTGGGCTAATACTGTTTTGCGGCCTGTGCCGCATTCGCGATGGGCCGTAATGGGGTTGCCACGTCATCCTTGGAAAGTACAAGAAGTTCGTAAGGTACTGATTGCACCCAGCAAGGTAACCACTAGAGTCTGGAGTGGACAATCATCCACTGAGTGGGCCGATGCTATGTCGGTACAGTTTCCCGGAGCTGAGGTAAGAATTAGAGCCAAGCCTGGCAAAGCTGGTAATAGATATTCTACCTTGTGGACTGATTTAGATTGGGCTGATTTAGTGGTATCTCAAAGCTCGGCCATCACTTGCGAAGCATTTTGGTACGGCAAAAAAGTTATCAGCACAGAACCTTGCCCAACATGGGCTGCTGGTCGTTCTATACTTGAGAATTGGGCCGATCCCACAGAACCACCTTTGCGATCAGCGTGGCACGAACACATAGCCTGGTGTCAGTATACCAGAGCAGAATGGCAGTCAGGTGAGGCGTTGGACTTACTAGAGCGATATCTGGGTCCTTTCAAATACTACGACCCAGAATTCAATTACAACTTTACTTAGATTTCAGCCGGGCTAACAAGGTCTGTGTTGACTGTTTGCGATTTGATACAAAGTGGTCAAGAACTTCAAATCTACTATCAATGTAGTTGTAAAATTCTGGCATGGTCCATTCTCTCACATGTGCGCGATTCTTAGGAGGGCCATCTGGTGTTCTTTCCAATAGATCTCTGTCGGGTGTGCTTAAGACTATCAATTGAGGGGCAGACTGTTCTATTAAATCCAACAGTTGGTCAGGATCTGGAATATGCTCAATTACATCTGACGCAATAACAAGATCATAACCTGTAATGGGTTCAAACTTGTCTACCCAAGTTCTGTCGGGATATGTTTCTCGCAACCAAGCCACTGTCTGAGGAACGTCAATACCCACAGTTTCAAAATCTCTGAAGTTGTCCAACAGCTTGTAAGCAGAGCCGGTGCCAATGTCTATGACTTTGGTAAAGTTGTTTTTTACTGCAACGTCTTTGGCAAAGGTATACACTTCTCGTTGCCACTTGTCGGTGTTTTCGGTATCGTCAAAGTATTGGTTATCTAATCTGTGCTGATAACCTTCTTTTATAAAATATGTTTTCATTGATTACTATTACTATTCCTATTCTTATATCTTTCCCAAAACTTTTTGCTGGCTGTGAGACTCTGCTTGTCAAGATTGGCAGCTCCTATAATATGGCTGTGTATTTGGATCGTAACTACTCCTTTATTGATGGCATTGTCTGATGACAAGAAAGTTTTTTTGTAATTGGTCAATAATTTTTTAGCTGCATCTGGCGTGATCATGTAACCCACAGTACCCGGCATTGATCTGTGAATATACTCAGCTGCGTGACATTCACCCCGGGGATCGTGTATGTAGTGTAGGTACTTTTCATTTTTTCTGGCGCCCATAGCAATCACTAAAATATCCACAAATTCTACAGGCACCAATGGTCTAAGTACTTTTACATCATCCTCAAACACACAGATAGTTTCGTTGAGCTCTACACACCGTTTCCATAATCTGTAATGACTGTAGAAGCAACCCATTACTCCTGGGCGTTGTGCCTTGTTGGCATCTCGTTCGTCAGTAGCATTGCCTTTGAAATCAATAGGATGTACAGTTCTACCTTCTTCGGCAAAAATTTTCTCAGCTTCGTTGCCGTAAGTGCCTTCAAACAGTTCAGCAGTTATACCAATGGCAGCAAGATCCTGTTGTGTCTTAACAGCAGACTCTAAACTGCTGGCAATTTTAGACAGGTATATGATAAAAGATTTCACTGCCAATATCCTTCAGTTCTGTTGACCACAAGGTCTTTGATCTTGCTACGTCCTGTATCTTTGCGATTGCCTTTGAGATGATCCAAATACGCACCCCATTCTGTATTGATAAGTGGATGTCCTTCGCCCATAACAAAGTGTGCGGCCCAGTTCAGCTGGCGCCACGCAGGTACAGCAGCTTGTAATCGTTCTCTTGTGCGATCAAACACCCAGCAGTCGTGAAATTCTTTCATGGCAAATACACCTGTTTCTGCATCATCATATGCTGCCTGCATCCATTGCATGAACAACATGTTGGCACTGTTACTCATGTCAATGGCCCATAAGCCACATTCTGTGTACTTTTTGCTGCGGCCCAAGAACGCAATGTCTGCGGTAGGTGGCATCAAGCGATCTATGGTTGCCAAGGTGATGGGACTGTGGCATACCATGTCGGCATCCATCCAAAACACAGTGTCTGTAGTATTGCGAGCAGCATCGCATATGGCATAAATCTTGTGACTGAATCTCACTGCATCCCATTTGAATCCAATACCACGTTGCTTGCCCTTGGCATCAACAGGTCCCATTGGTAGTCGGCCATTGGCACGTGGATCGTCTCGGTACTGATCTTTAAATGCCACTAGAGCCGGAACACGACTGTGGAAATCATACACTGTGAGATTTGGTGCTGTTTGTGTCACAGTGCAATCTTCTGCATACACATACAGATGTACTTCTTGAGGCCAATTTGCCAAAAATGTATCAATCATTCTGCTGCCATACTTGTCGTATCCGGCTTGATGAAATGTTGTTACTACAGAAAATTTGCGTGTCATAAATGTCCTTAAATACTGTCTCAGGTATTTAATCTCATGCGATTCGGTCTATTTAATAAGTTTGGTGCCCTAAACAGTCAGCCAGTGTTTGCTGCATTTCAGCAAGGGCTTGATCAGTTGGGGTTAGCTCACAGCAGTCACGACATGTCTGCAGATGTTGCTGTTATCTGGAGTGTGCTATGGTCTGGTCGTATGCAACAGAATCACGCTGTATGGTCTGCGTTTCGCCGCAGCGGTCGTCCAGTGATTGTGCTGGAAGTTGGTATGTTGCAACGCGGGCAAACCTGGAAGATGGGCATCAACGGCACAGGATCTGCGGCCTTTTACGGACACGGCATAGATCTACAAAGACCACAAAAACTAAACTTGGGATTGAAGCCGTGGCGCGAGTCTGGCGAGGACATTGTGATTGCCTTACAGCGGCATGACAGTGAGCAATGGGCAGGGCAACCTGCTGTTGACACTTGGTTAAAACAAACAGTTGATCATCTTCGTGAACACACACAAAGACCCATAGTGATACGCAGTCATCCCAGGCAGGAAGTTGTGGTATTACCAGGTTGTATTATAGACAAGCCCTTGCACATGCCCAACACTTACGACGATTTTGATTTTGATCGTGTGCTTAATAATGCCTGGGCTGTGGTAAACTGGAACAGTGGCCCCGGCAGTCAGGCTGTCGTGTCAGGAGTTCCTGCTTTTGTGGGTCCTACAAGTTTGGCTGCACCAGTGGCCAACTTAGATTGGAGCCAGATTGAATCGCCTGCAAGGCCGGATCGCAGCGAGTGGCTGATTAACTTGTCTCACACAGAGTGGACCTGTGCAGAATTAGCCACAGGGCAACCCATTGCTAGATTGTTTCAGAATACACCCAAATTTGATCATGGCGGATTTTAGCTGCTGTGGTGTAGCCATGTGCAGTTAAGAATTCGCCGATGCTGTTTCTTGATTTTTTAGTTTCAGACTCTATGATGATCACTGGCCGATGCTGTGCAATAGTGTCGGCAGCACCCACTAACACATTATAGTCAAAACCCTGCACATCTATCTTGATCAAGTCCGGGGCAAGATTTAACGAATCCAAGGTCACTACGGAGATAGATTCTTCAACTGTGTCAGTGTCGGTGCCAAAATCAACCAAGGAGAAGTTGCCGCAGTTGTTGGAATCTTGCGGTAATTTGATTGACAGTACAGTTTCTTTGTCACCTAAGCCGCAACGATGCAGTGTGACATTAGCAAAGGATTCAGTATTCTTTTGTAGGCATTCAAAGTTGACAGCAGTGGGTTCAAACGAATGTACCTGTTGGAATTTTTGTGCAAATCTAACAGTGTGTAGGCCAATGTTGCCACCTACATCAATCGCACAGCCAAATCTTTTTGCATGCTGTACAGCTTGATCAATAGTGGCCTGTTGATAGTCAGTGCCGGGCCATTGCGATACAGTACGAGCAAAATGTCGATCAAAGTCAGGAAAGTGCCAGCCTAAATGTTCGTACATTGCTTGTTCCTAGTGTTGTGCCATTGACATAAGACTTTTATCAAGCCAAGGCAATAGCAAATCTCTTTGTCTTGGATATCCGTGACGCTGAATAGAACGCATGGCAGACTCAGGTAATAGATCCAGCTCGCTCAGTTGGTACCATGTGGTGGATCTTGGATCCATTGGCTTGTGTGCGCTTTTGTATACCACAGCGTGTAGCCAAGCATCGGTGGGCTTTTTCTTAAAGAATCCACTGCCGCAATCAAATCCTGCCACAGCAAGAGCGTGTATCAGACTGACCATGGTCCAGTTGTAATAACAATAGTCATACTGATCATAGGCCTGTACGTTGAATTCAAGATTGGTAGATTGCGGCACAATAACAGTCAGCATACCACCATCACTCGTAGCAGACCACCAGTTTGACAGTGTGGCCACAGGATTGATTGCATACTGAAAAGCATCGTGACACCACACTACATCGTACTTGTTTTTCTGCGATGGAAACGGTTGCTCGAAATCTTTAGAGACATAGCGTATGTTCTTGTACTTGCGAGTCATACCCAAATCTTCAGCGTGATCCACGCCCACACATCTGATGTTGAGTGGTCTAGCAGACTCATCTCTAGTGGTTCTTGTGGCCCACCATTCTAGGTCGTGGCCAGCCCCGCAGCCCATGTCAATAACTGTGGTAATACTTTGCATAAAGTCATCGTACTCATACAAGCAGTTGAGAGTTTCAAGGCTGTGTTGATGGCTAAGTTCAGGACTGCTGAATTGTGTCATACCTGTACGTCTTCCATTCCGGCAGTTCTCAGTCTCACAATGTGACCGCTCATCCATTGTTTGCTTTCAAGCCCCTTCATGACACCCAACCATTTGTTGCGCAGCAGGGCCACTTCGTTGATCACAGTTTCAAAGTCAATCACTTCGTCTTCACCGTCTACGTATTTTTCAGCATCTCTACTGGTCAAAGCACGGGCATAACCTTCTAAGTATTTTTGAAAATGTCTGCGACGAATCTTACGTAACTGTATGTTTAGAAAGTTAAGCACTGCTTCAATCTCTTGCAGTTGATTGAAGCGATGCTCTGTTATGCCCGGTAGTT